GGATAATATGTTCCCGCAGTTGGTAAATCAACAGGCGAACCAATTGGTGTTTCAACTGCTTGTTGTGAGCCAGTGAGTTCGTATCCACCTTCAGATATAACTGAAGAACAAATTTGTTTTAGTGTAGAGTTGCTCGCTGAAACACCTGTATTTTTTATTTCTAGTCTAAGTGGCAAAGATGCAGTTGTCATGTATGGAACTGTATTTTTATTGTCGTTATGGAATATATGTGCTGTAACAAATTTACCATCAACAACAAATCCACACCGAACATCGCCAACGCCAAGCCATTCTATGTCCATCCACAAAATATTTGTTTTACTTACATCAAGTCCACCAGAGTGTTCCGTTCCACCAGATTGTGTAGAATAACCTGTTCCATCAAATTTATCGATATTCCAACTAGACTGTGCAACTCTTGTTTCTGTTACGACACTTGAAGTATTTGACCTTACAACAAAATAATTTGTTGTACCATCGTTTTCCAAATAAATGCCATTGTCTGCACCAAAATATCCAATTCTTTGTCGAACATTTGCTTTTGGTGTTTCCATTGCAAATGTGTTCATAATTAATAAAGATTTGCCAGGTTGATAAGAAAATACTTTTGTGGTTTCACGAATAACCTCTGCATTCGCTGTTGTTCCAACAGTCATAGAAACTAAACTTTGATTTTCAGTAAAAGCGACAGAACTATTACCTGCTGTATTTGCAGAAACCCATAAACCATTATCCGAAAATCTATGTGAACTATCAAATAAAGTATATGGCTGCGAGATACGCAAACGACCGAACGCATCTGTTAATGTACCAGATGGTGTCAGACGATCAGACAACATATTCACCTCATAACGGGTGACAACTTGTCCCGAATCTAATTTGTGTATATCGCTTCTATATTGTGCCATAATATTTTCTGTTTAACAGTTCCACTTTCTTAATGATTTATTGATGCGTGAATCTGGATCATTTGCAGTTTTCGCTGATGTTAATCTTCTCTTCATT